AACGGTTACGTAAATCTAAATCAGGCCTAAAACTGCTGCGCTGTCTGGGAAATGGTTCAAGTTTGGGAATGACGGTGCCGCCACTTGCTGGAATAGGCACTAGGGCATTTAAACCACTGTTGAAATTATGTTCAAATATGGCTCTCTCGATAGTCCCGGGCCCGGGATTGCTGGAACCCAAGCTTATCAGGCTTTGATCAGACATTATATTGTGTGTCAGAAGTGTTGACACAAAGCCACATTGTGGCACTTTACAACACGGGGCAGCACACAATTAAAATGGCTTACTACACCTGGAAACCGAGAATTGCTTACCAAGCAAAGGTACCTGCATGGAGGTATATGAAGCTTATGAAACGTTTGCTACGTATCCAAAAAGCAAGGGCCTTGCTCCGTAAAAATTTTGCGACTATGTACCCCAAGGGTAGTACACAAAGCGTACAGAACTTTGGAAAAGACTGGGCGTCAGCTACACCTAACCAGAGGATCACGCGTTCAGGGTTTGGCTATCGCGGTGAAGGAGATTACGACGGTGATTGGAAATTTTCTTTGTTTGGTGATAATTTTATGGCTGGTAACACCGTTCAAACTAACACAGGTTACCAAGGTAGCGGAGATTATACCACCAACCAAATAATGGGAGGTGATATGAATATGGCAAAGGTTTCACCTTCAATGGGAAAAACTGGAGATATTGTTTTAGCTCACAGCGAGTTTGTCAGTAACGTTTTCGCAACTGGAAACGCGTCGAATGTTAGCACATTCACTCAACAGGCTTTCCCACTCAATCCTGGTCTTCCTCAGGTTTTTCCTTGGTTAGCACAAATTGCTTCCTCCTTCCAGCTTTATGACTGGGAAGGATTAATTTTTACTTACAAGCCTCTTCAAGGTGAAGGAGGAAGCAATGTGCTTGGAAAAGTAGTCATGGCTTGTACATACGACCCGGAAGCATCTATACCACCAGGTCAGGCAGGTCCTTACAGTTCAAGCATTCATATGGAAACAGCGGATTACGCTACTTGCACTAAACCTGCACAAGGTGTAGCGCAGGGAATTGAAACAGCAAGAGGTAGCTCCGCTACTAATATGCTCTACGTTAGGAATGGAGCGACAAGTCGCCAAAAAATTTTTACAGATGTAGGAACTTTTGTCGTAGCAAACGAAGGTGTACCCGTACCCTCGGGAACTACTATAGTAATTGGTGAAATATGGGTGTCTTACAAAATAAGATTATCAAGAGCCCTGCTCTTCGATTCTTATTTGAACAACAGCGTTCCTTTCGACAATTACCGCATCACAACCGGTACAACACTTATAAACGGAGCACAGCTCCGTAAATCCACAAACACCATCGTCGATCCAACGCTACCGCTAGGAAATCTTACAGCTCAACAATTCCCTAATGGTGGATTCAGTTCTTCGAACTTGCTGGGTTTCACCTTCTGGTTCCCAGTGGCAATAAACTTTGGAAGTTACCAAGTTTACATCATATGGACCCAGACAATACCCACAGCTAAGACAATGACGGTAACGGTAGGAAACGCTAGCTTGGTGGAACCAGGACTTCTTCTTAGTGGAGGTAGCGCAGTCAACGTCGTTAATGCAGCTGCGCAGAATTCAACCACCTCCTTCTATATGACTTGCGCAGCACCTGGAGCCCAGCAATCCAACTTCACTGTGTTATTATCAGCAGCTGATGTAGCTGGTAGTGTTTTTCAGATAAGAATTGCGGGTGTACCCCAGACAGCGCTCAATACAACTGCTTAATCGTACATTAAATGCATTACTATACATATTGTTATAAAATCATGCCCGAGCATTATACAGAATCCGAGTAAGGGGACCTCTCTTGCCCACCACGTGATTGTCCTTTCGTTCCGCAAGACCAGAACAAGGTCCCAGATAAGTATGACGCCAAGCGCAAAAAGGCATCCAAGATACACATACAGATATGTAAGGGACGGAATCGCATGGAGAGTGCCCATGAATAGTGACGTTTTTTTCTCTAAAGGGGGTATATCTCTTGGCACCAAGCCTATAATTGTCTAATTTAGAAATTAAGACGGCTTATGTTTATAAAACCCCCCTTTATAGAGGGATATAGTGATAAAAAGGGTATATAAACTAGCTTTTATTTAGACTGGAACTGGAACTTTAGCCTCTATGGTAATACTAGGCATAGAGGCTGTTCCAGTATATGGCATATGGTATAGGTTTTATTAAAGTAAAAGCTACGTAGGGAAGACTGAAAAAGCTTTTGTTGGCATATGGACAGCTTTTATCCGTAAAACGTGGGTTTTGTTTTTAGTATAATACGTTTTACAAACATAAGCTTGTCCCCTCACGTGACCGTAGGGAATTGATCAGAAAGGGTTTTAGAGCTCACTCTTTATTTTACTCACCTCATAACAAGTAAGATGCCCGCACAAGATTTACACATGCTTGAAGCTGCCAACACTTTAGCCCACATGGCAGGCCTCCACTGGACCACACCACAGCGTTTACTCAACAGACAGTTAAGCTTTACACCCACTTACACACCGGAGCAAGCACCTTGGCTACGACCTACACGTAGGGAATTGGAAGAAGTGGCGGCAAACCTGGCTAGGGATAGGGAAATCACCACACAGCAGTCTTTGGATATCATTGACTTGACACAGGAACCCGAAATATTTGTCATTGACCTCACGGAGGAGGAAGACTTCGTAATTGTAGCTAACGCAAATTAATTCTTCCTTTTAGTGAAAAGACAATCTTCTGAGATTCCTCAGCCCGTGTCAGCACCTAATACCAAAAACCGCGCTTGGTGTGCTACATTCTTTGGAGATGATTTGGCTGCCATGCAAGAGCAGTTGAAGGATCATGGTCTAGAATCTACAACATATGGTTTGAGTGGACTAGAAGTTTGCCCCACAACTGGAAAGGAACACCTACAAATGTATATCCGTTTCAAAAACGCTGTCCGCTTCAACACTGTTAAGGAGTTGCTCCCCGCAACAGCACACCTTGAAGCGGCCAAGGGTAACTTCAAAGCCAACTTCGCTTACTGCACAAAGGAGGGTTCTTATATTGAATGGGGAGAACGCCCTTCAATTGAAGGGCATATAAAAGGTTTGTTCGATCACTACGACAACATGGCTGAGTATTTTGGTAATCTGTGTGTAGCATCAGACACTACAACAATCTCCTCACTTTTTGCCTCTCTGCAAATGGAGTTTGAGGAAATGGGGGATTGTTTGGATGACGTAGTTGAGTGGGACGAAGGGGATGAATGCGACACGATGAGTGAAGATGACATACTCTAACACAAATATATTTTGTTTATAGGCGGTGAAGCCACTAAAGCCAAATACGACTTAGCCAAATCGCAAGCAATACAAGGGTCGTTTTTGGACATTGATTCAGAAATATTACTCAAACACTACAGCGCGTTAAGGTATATACACCGTGACTTTGCCCCTATACCGGATGATTTACAGGATGTTTGCGGAGTTTGGATGTGGGGACCTGCGGGAACAGGCAAATCAAGAGCTGCGCGTCTTGAATATCCGCAGGCATACATGAAACTCCCTAACAAATGGTGGGACGGTTACAAAGGAGAAGACTACGTGATAATCGACGACTTTGACAAGAAGCACGAGTGTCTTGGCTACCATCTCAAAATATGGTCAGACCGTTACGCTTTTCCTGCTGAAATCAAAGGATCTACCACAAGAATACGCCCCAAAAAGATTATAGTTACTTCTAACTATTCTTTGGATGCTATTTGGCCAGACATCGAGACATTAGGGGCTTTAAGACGTCGCTTCCACGTAGTTCACTTCACTGACGTGTTCTCCGAAATGATGGCTAATAACGAAACACGGTCATCTTTATTTTAATTAATATACTCAATATCTCCTATAATACTGACTTGTGCGGCTCCAACGCCGTGATCTGGGCCTGCTTCTGTACCTTGTATATGACCTCCCCTGACTACCGTAATATCCATACAATCTACCTAAAGGCATTCTACGATACGGTGAATATGGAGAGGGCGCTGCAAACCTTGGGTACCTAAAAGACCTAAAACGGCTGGCGTAGGCCATCCTGCCTCTGCGGCCTGCTAGTCTGGGAAATGGGTTATTACGGGTCCAACGACGGGTTCTTGGGGTCTGTCTGCTCAAATGTTGTAGTGTCTGCATCAGCGCTTCATCACTGATATCACGTGTCGACACATTAGTTGGTTCAACAAGTTGTGTGGCGACATCTTGAGTACTTGCTGTTTCCTCCATTGGCAATGGATACGGGCCTGGATTATCACCTCGAAGAACATGCTGAGGTATCTCTGGTGGAGACATCATCTCAGGTTGACTTGGTTCCCTCATGGGCCTTTGTATTGGATCACGCCACCGCACACCGCTACCTGAAGAATTACGTCTTTCGATTGCTCTCGTTCTGCCTCGTCCCCTCACAGAATTCCTTTGTAAACGGTTACGTAAATCTAAATCAGGCCTAAAACTGCTGCGCTGTCTGGGAAATGGTTCAAGTTTGGGAATGACGGTGCCGCCACTTGCTGGAATAGGCACTAGGGCATTTAAACCACTGTT